GTCACCTGCGCCGGGTAGAGCATGGTCGACACGCCCGGCGCGGGAACGCGCAGGGTCCGGGCCTCCCAGGTGGCTCGGTCCAGGTAGCTGTACTCGATGCCGTCGGCACCGTTGGCCAGGGTGTACTCGACCTGGAACTGGCCCTTCTTGATGGTGGCCATGTTGACCACGCCCGAGAGCGGCTGCTCATCGGCGGCCCACACCACCGCCAGCCGGCCCTTGGGCCAGGCGATCTGGCCGAAGCCGGCCAGCGCAATCGCATCCATCACCGCCTGATGGTTGCGCTTGTCGGTCACCAGGTAGTCGTAGGTGAAACCGTTGGCCGCGCAGTGCAGCATGAAGGCCTTAAGGGCTTCCACGTCGATCTGGCTGTCGGGTAGCCCCATGCCGCCGATCCGCACGCCGGCCGGCGACTTGATGCCGCGGGCATAGGCCAGGATCTGCGCACCGGGGTTGCTGCTTTCCTCCGTGACCCAGCCGATGGCGTCGCCCTTCCACACCGGGATCGGCAGGGCATGGGCCACACAGCGCAGCTCGTCGGGGCTGCCGTTGAGCTGGCCGGAAGCCTTCATCCGGATACCAATGCGCGGGATGCCGTCATAGCTGGCGGTGTCGGCCATCACGCTCACCAGGTTGGTCCAGGTGAAGCTGGCCTGCGCGTTGTTCCCGTCGGTGTTCTGGCCGGTGGTGCGTACCTGCACTTCATACTGGCCCGGCGCCACGTCCAGCCCGTAGGTGGCCCGGCGCGACTTCTGCGTGCGGCCGGACACCGAATAGGTGCCAAACGGGCGCCAAGCGCTCTCCCCCACGGCGCGGTACTGGATCTGGATCTGCTCCCGATTCTCGTACTCGCGCCCCTTCGAATCGGCGTCGAAGATGCGAAAGTCCATGTTCACCTGCAGCCGGATGGCACCGGACGCGCTGGTGCGCTGAACCCACTTGCTCGGCGTGTGCTTCGGGTCGCTGCTGGTGTCCAGGATCGTGCCGCCGTCGACGCTGGCGGAGTTGCTGTAGAGGGGAATGGCCTGGCTGGGCATGCCCGGGAAGCCGTTGTGCCAGACCTGCACCCCCTCGTAGCTGCTCAGCAGCGCGTCGCCGTTGTAGAGCGCCTCGACACGCCCCACGTTCACCCCTGGGGTGAGCACCAGCGACAGGTACTGCTCGTCGCCCTCGTAGTGCAGGTACGGCTTGCTGGCCACGTCAGGTGCGATACGCACACTGCCGAAAAGCAGGGACAGCGGCTCATAGGCGCGAGCGCGATTCCGCGGCGCCGAAATCGAGAACGCTGTATCGGCCGGGGTCGTCGCAGCGGCGCTAGGCAACTTCGGCCCCAACACCTTGTTGATGAGCAAGCTGCCGGCGACGTAAACCGCGATTCGGGCGATGGTCGTGCCCAGCACCGTGGACGTGCCGATGCTGAAGCCGGCGATGGCCGCGCCGCCCAGAGTGAAGTAGGTAAGCGCGATCATCGCTACGAGGCGGATAGCGCTCCTGCCGACCACACCGCGGACCTCGATCACCTGGCCGTGCTTCGGGTACACGTTGCACCATAGGTGGCGTTCCACCGGCCGGCCGCCGATGGTGACCACCCATGCCTGTCCGTCCAGCCCGTGCACATGGCGCGCGAGGAACCCATACAGGCTCTCCCCCGGGCGCAGGTCGGCCTGCAGGTTCTGCTGGCCGTCCAGCATCACCGGATGCGGGGTGATGATCAGTCGGCCGGCATCGGTTGGCGCTTGCATCAGGCCCATGCGTAGTAGCCCTCGATTCGCAGCCCGAAGCCGGGCAGATCGCGCACCCGGTGCAGCACGCTGCAGCCGTTGCACTCGTTGCTGTGGAGAACCCAGCCCTCATGGGCCAGAAAGAAGAAAACCCCGGCGTGGCCGGGGTTTCGGTGTCCCTGATCGATCATCAGGACAAGGTCGCCATCTTCGGGTGGCCCGTCCCTGCGATGCCCATAGGGCCGCGACAGCGCACCCAGCTCGGCCGAGCCCTGCAGCCCGCGAGGGCGGCGCCCCGGCAACGTGATGGCCCGGCCGAACAGCTGCTGCTGCACCAGCACCACCAGGTCGGCGCAATCGAAGTGATCGCCGTCGTAGGGAATGCCGACGAACCGTTCCACATCTGCGGGCCGCATCAGAAGATGCCCGGCAGGGTGAACGGGTTGGCCCGCAGCGTGACCGCTTGCTGGCGGGTCAGGAAGTCCACTCCCAGCTGTGCAGAGGCCGTGCGACTGTTGACCACAACCTGCGTCATCGGCAGGTCGTAGCTAGCCTCGATCACGTTGGGGTCGGCCCGGTCCGTGATCTTCAAGCGTGCCGTGACCAGCTCGCCCGGTTGCAGCCGCTCCAGGTCCTCGGTGATCGAGCGGCCCACGTTGTCCAGCACCAGCTGGGCGCGCGGCGCCTGCCCGCCCACATCGTCGGGCAGCTTGAAACCGAAGGGGAAGCCCGTATAGACATTGCCCTGGCTCACCCAATCGGCGGTGTCGTTGACGATACGCAGTACCTCAACGAAGGAGGGGGCACTCAGTTCCAGCAGGAGCAGGATCCCGGTGGTGTCGTCGATACGCTGCCGGCGCTCGGTGAAAGTGCTCATCGCAGGTACTCCAGGACCACATCACGTTTGGCGAACGAAAATTGCGGGCTCAGCGGCTGCAACCCACCGATCTTCCCGCCCTGGAATCGGGCACGCACCACCTGTCCGGTGCGCGGGTGCTTCAGGTTGAACCAACTGATTCGTTTGAGGCTGTCGAAATACCACGCTTCGAAGTCTTCTACGGCCTGCTTCGACCGGAAGAGGATCGACGCATTAACCAACTGCAACACGTGGGTGTTCAGCACCCTCTGCCGAGGGACGCCTCGCTCCATCTCGGTCCTTTCAACGGCCGGGTCGAACTCCTCGCTGTAGTCAGCGAGGAAGATCTGCACGTATTCCGGGAAGTTCTCCATATGCTCCTCGCATCGAAACATCACACTGTTGGAAGCCGGCGCGGGGCATCAATGCCGACCGGCTCAGCCAATTGCATCCTGCCAACCGTAGCGGGCCCTGCCCGCCATACCGATCTGCCCGCCGCTCGCTACGTTTTCCGCGACAACATCGATGATCAGCCTCTTAATCTCTGATCCATCCGGTGCCGTTTGCGTTTCTTCGCGCTGTTGCACGCTGCTACTGCCGTAGTTGTTGACCTCAACAACCAATCGGGAGCCAGGCGCTGAAGGGGCTGCGGCGGTGGTGGTTGGCGCCGCTGGAACCACGTTGCCGGCATTGCCAGGGATCAGGTACGTCTTGCCGTTCTGCTGGAACAGCTCCGGCCGGCCACCCTCGCCCACCTCGTAGAAGGCATCTCCAGCGACGCCACCACCGCGGGCGCGGCCGCCGCCAAAGCCAAGCAGCGGGATCGACTCCTTCACTACCCCGCCAACGCCGCCGCCCAGGCCGAGGAAGCTGCCCAGGCCAGTACCGCCGAGGCTACCCAGCAATCCGACCGCTGCCTGTCTCGCCTGGATGCGCACCAGGTCCGCAATCACGGACCGCGCCAGGTCGCTGAAGGACAGCTTCCCCGTCTCGGCGAACCGCACCCATGCGTCCTCCCAGCCGCCGAGTGCGCTGTTCATCAGACCGTTGGCCTTTTCCACCGCATTGCTGGCGGCGAAGGAGTAGTCCTCCCATGCCCGGCGCGCTCCTGCGCGCCAGTCGCCCAGCATCGCCAGGCGCTGCTCCTGATAGCCCCGCTCGATCTCCAAAGATCGGTCAAGGCTGGCCTGCAGAAGTGCCACCTCTGCCTGGTACTCGCCGCCGCTGAGGGTGCCTCGCAGCTTCTCTTTGTCGAGTGCCTTTTGCTCATCCAGGTACTTCCGCTGGATGTCCAGCTGCCTCTGCAGCATCGCGGTGGCATCTGCACCTCGGCTCAGGCCTATCAGATCGATTTCTGCCTGCTGCCGCCGCTGCTTTTCCAGCTGTGTCAGCCGTTCAATCAGCGCCGCCTGTGCAACCATGTCCCGCTCATTCTGCTGGGCCACCGTGGCGATGTCGTGCGACATCGCGAGGCGCTCCCGCTCCGCCTCCAGCAGCCGGCGCTCGGCGTGCGTGAGCGTGCCCTTGCCGTCTGCCAGCCGGATGTCGATCTCTTCGATGAGGCGCTGTGACTGCGAGACCCTTTGCCCACTGCGGGCCAGCTCGTCGTTGGCCGAGATCTGTTGCTGGACTCTCGCCAGCAGCTGCTCCACCCCCGAGCGTGCGGTTCTGGCGCCGGTGGTGCGCTTCGCAGACTCCTCCTGCGACTTCATGTAGTTGGCGATGGTCGCCTCGATCTCAGCGCGGGTCCTTCCGGCCGCGATGCCCTCAGCCTCAATACGCTCGACCTCGGCGCCCATCTTCAGCTGCTTGTCGTACATCTCCAGCCGGCGGTTCCACTGATCCGACGCCTTCCTTGCATCGTTGGGGTCCGCAACGTCCCCATTCGGTGCGCCGATCCCCTCAATGTTTGCGGGCAGCCCATTGGGGTTTCGGAGCCTGGATGCCGCCCGATTCATCAGGTCGGCGAAGGATGGAGGCCTGAACTGTTCCGGCAGGTTCTTGGCAACCACACCACCGACCAGGCCGAACCCGAGGATGTCGGACAGGCTTGGCAGCCGCGCCAGCACGCCGTACTCCCGTCCCAGATCCGAGATGGCATTCGTTACGTTGACGATCGCGCTCCAGGTGCCCGACACGTCTCCCTTCATATCGCGCCAGTACTCGGTGAGCGCCGGCATGTTGGCTTCTGCCGTACTTGCCATGTTCTTGGTGGCTTCGTCAGCAAGTCGGAGCGCTTCAGTGACCGCCCCTACCTCATCGCCCTGCTGCTGAAGTTGGTAGACGTAGTCGATCTGGGTCTGGGTCAGGAATCGATACTGCTTGTTCAGCTCCAGAAGCCCCTGCACGGGGTCTCCGGCAATCTTCGCGAATGATGCTACCGTCTTGTCCGCAGGTACCCCCAGCGAGGCTTCCATACGTGCTGCTGACGCTGCGACGAGGTCGAACTGCTGCCCGACGAACTGGCCAGACTTCGCAACCGCGTTGAGCGATTCCAAGGCCCCGCCCCGACTCACCCCACGGATTCGGTCCAGCTGACCAACCATCTGCTCCAACTGCCCAAACGTGATGTCGGCAGAGCGCCCGGTCAGGATCAGGTTTTTCTGGAACCCGAACAGCTCGTCATTGCCCTGCTTCCAGGCTGCAAAGCCGGCAACCACGGCCGCAGTGAACCCCGCGACCGCCAGCCCGGCTCCACTGAAGACCGTGGACAACACGCCCGTCCTGGCCGTCAGCGACGCGATAGAGGACTGCGCCTGTGCGAGGTTTCCTGTTGCCAGTGCGCGCATCAGCATTGCCAGGGACTGCTGGGTCTCCACGGCCTGCAGGTTGAGCTTCCCGAAGGTGTTGGAGGTGGCCAAGACCCCTGCCCGCGTGCCCTCTAGCTGGCTCTGGTACTGCTGCCACACCTGCGGCTTTAGCAAACCGAGGTCGCGGGCGCGGGCTAGGCGGTCCTCCTGTTCCGCAAGCTTGTTCAGGGCCGCGACCGTCGGATTGATCTGCCCCAGCAGCTTCTGCAGGTTCAGTTCGTGCGCCTCCGTGGCGGTGGCAGCCTGGCGCGTGGCCACCGCAGCCCTCTGCTCGATCCGCTCCATCTCCTGCACACGGGCGTTGATCTTGGCCTGCTCGTTGGCCCAGTAGGACGCAGACTTGCCCGTGTCCTTCTGGGACTTCTCCAGGCGGTCGGCAGCAGCACCTGCCTTGTCAGCGGCGGCGGCATTCTCGTCTAGGGCCTTGGTGCCCTCCACCAGGCCGCTGCTGTCGACCTTGTACCCAAGCTCTGCGATGTCCATCGGGGCTCCTGTGCTACTGCTGCTGGGCCCGCTCTCGCGCGGCCTTCTGGTCTTCGCGCACCGCGCGCAGGTACTGGTCGTCCATCGCCATCAGCATCTGGACCTCTTCCGGCAGCAGTTCGAGCTGCAGGAGAGAGGCCCATTGGCCGATGTCAGCAAAGGTCAACGCTTCCGGGCCGCTGTGCCTGCGCCCGGATAGCTCCCAGAACCAGCCCCATACGTGGCTGGCTGCCTCCGGGACTTCCAGCTCAGGTGATTCGGCGATGCCGAAGCGCGCATTGCGCTGGCGCCGGGTCTCGCCGTTCTCATCCGCCATGTCGTAGCGGACGGCGATGTAGACGGCCTCAGCCGTCCGTTTCGTCAGGTCGGCGAAAGAACTCCGCCCGGTCGGTCAGGGCGACGTCGACCTGTTCCCCCACCCATGGCAGTTCCTTCAGCAGCTGCTGCAAGGCCTGCTGGTTGAACTCGGGCTTGCCGCCGTGGAAGGTCAGCTCACCCTGCCACTCCCAGCCGCCGATCGATGCACAGAGCATGCTGGTGCGGCTCGCTTCGATCTGTTCGGCACCCAACTTGCCCCGGTGGTTGATGCGGTCGTTGATCGACTTGCGTGCTGCGGTCTTCACCTGCGGGTGGCTGTCGGGCAGCAGGATCAGCACCAGGCCCACGGGCTCCTGGGTGGCAGGGTGCACGATGTCCAGGCGGCGCTCTGCCGCCACGATGTTGGTCAGTTCGGTCATGTTCGAGATCCTTGATAGCAATCCGGTAGAGAGCCCCAGGGGAAGCCGGCCGGATCAGTTCCGGCTTGTCAGGCGGCCGCCCTATCCCCCGAGGTGTTCGGGTTACGGGGTGGTCGGGGCCGGCACCGTGATGGGCGCCTGGTTCAGGCCCAGGGTGAAGCGGTTGAGGATGAAGTCCTCATTGCCACCACCCGGAACGTTCGGCCCGGTAACCAGGCCGCGCAGGAACTCGATGGAGCCGTCGGCGCGCTCGATCTTGAACGCGTAGGCATCCGGTACGTTCGGCGCACCGGCAGCGCGCAGGGCCACCTGGCCCGGGTCGGCCAGGTCCTCGGCGACTTCCACCTGCGGGTCGCCGGCGTTGGTGATGCCCTTGCCCTTCAGGGCGACCAGCGTATCCAGGGTGTTGTATTGCACGATGTTGGTGTTGATGCCCCGCTCACCGATGTTGCCGACCTTCTTCACTTCAACGAAGGTCAGTGCCTTGAACTCGGTTTCGGTGAGGTCGGCGTTCTTGGGGGTGGCGCAGATGTAGAGCTTGGAACCTGCGTTGGTCTTTGCTTCAGCGGCCATAGCCGTATCTCCTCGCGATGGGCGTAAAAAAACCCGCCACGGGGCGGGGTCGTTGGAAAACAGAAAGGCCCGCTGATGGGCGGGCCTCTGTAGACGTAGCACTTACTCTGGCGACGGCCCGTAGTACTTCACACGGAACACTCGCTGGTCTCGCTGCCGGTCCAGCACTCTCACTTTCAAGATCTTGTGCCGCCTGAGCGAATAATTCTCATCGAACTCAAAATCAATGCGCGGGTTCGTGCCAATCGTTGTGCCAGCGAAGAATCGGCCTGCTCTCGTCGTTCGCCAGATGGAAGCAGGGATTACGGCAGGAGCATTCCCCAGTCTCATTGTCCCCGTGGCATCAACCCATTCAGATAGGCGCTCAGGCTCGGCTGAGAATGACTTGATGAAATCAAGCTCAACAGTATCCTCGGCCCGACGGTTGTCCTGGCGCGAGAGAATCAAACGGAAAGTGATGCTCACGTTGGGTTTCACTTCTTGCCGGGGCTAAGCTTCGCCGCTACCAGCTGCATGGCCTGCGGCCGAGTGAAGCCGGCCTCCACGTAGGCCAAGTACTCAGCGCGGACGAATCGCGCCTGCTCGGCGCAGAACTCATCCAGCAGCTGCCGGTTCCGCTTCATGCGGGCGATGGCATCTCGCATGGCCTGCAGCTCACCCTCGTTCGGGATCTCGTTGCTGCTGACCAGGTGCAGGTTGGGCGGCTTGGGGCTCATGGCCGGAGTCTACCCCGAAACGAATCCCCGCCAGGGGATAGTCACCGGGTGCATGATCCGCTCCGGGCCCTGGATGATGCTGGAGGTCCACGGCCGGCGCTGCACCGAGACCCCACCCAAGGCAGTGCCCTTGGCGAAGGCTCTGATGATCTGATCCGTGATCCGCGTGCCCACCATGATCCCCTGTCCCGGCCGGTAGCAGGCCGAGAGCTGGCCGAACCCCTGCATCAGGAACGGTCCATCGTCGCCCATGCCGTAGTTCTCGGTTCGGTTGGGGAACCACTGCAGCTCCAGCCAGCGGGCGCCGTTGCCCGTGGGCGGGCTGAACCCCTTCCCGGGGTAGGAGCACGTCAGGCTCTGCGCTGCCGCAAACTGCCCCACCAGAGTGGCGAATGCGTCATAGATCTCGGTATCGCTCATCCCATCCGTCCTTTCACGTCGGCGGTGACCTCGGCCACGATGAAGTCCCAGCGCTGGGCCGCCGCGCGCGCGAAGCCTTTGCCCGCCTGCGCGTAGGTTCTGCCCAGGCTGTCCTCCCCGAAGAAGCCGTGCTCCATGCGCATCGCGTACTTCGCTGTCCAGCCGGCCCACACTGTCTGCCCCAGCTCCATGGTGGCGAACACCAGCTCAGGGGCCTGCGAACTGTCCGATGGCATGCCCTCGACCGACGCAGCGGCGGAATTGCGCAGGAAGCCGGTATCCACCGGCATCTTCCCGCCCTGCCCCTCGGGCGTGCCGGCTTCCTCCATCAGCTTGGTGGCCGACTCGCGGAAGATCGCGCCCTGCATGGCCTTGGCCTTCTCCGTGAAGGCCCGGACCTGGGATCCGAATTTATTGGCCACGCTTCACCTCAGCCGCCATGTTCACGCGGTACTGCTTCATGCAGCGGCAGCCGATGATTTCCTCCGGCCCAGCGCCGAGCGAGGTGTCGCCAGGGAACCGCATCAACGCACCGCTGGGCGTCTGGAACGGTTCACCGAACCGGCGAACCTGGCCGTTCATCGCCTGGTGGCTGTGGCGGGTCCTGTCGTCACCGGTAGCCGACCACGTGCCTTCGACGTTCTCCGGCGCCAGTCGGCCGCTCTCGATCTGCTGCCGGAACGCCTCCTCCCGACCAGCG